CTAAAATATTAAGAGAAAGTTATGTATTCGAACAAGAAGATGCAACAGACGTAGTAGATACACCAGAACCTGCAGATGTAGACGTTGATACTCCAGACACAGATGCACCTGACGTAGATGTACCAGAAGCAGACGTAGAAGTAGACGCAGATGCTGAAGCAGCAGTCGACTCCGATACATCGTCACCAGCACCAACATCTTTTTCAGGTGGCGGAGGTTCTAGTTCACCTAGTCCAACACCAACCCCAACATCAACTGATACTGCCGACACCACATCTGATACATCATCTACTGACACGGTTAATAAAATGAAAGCATCAGTTGATTCATTTGTAGCCGATATAAAATCAAAATTAGCAAATGCTACTCCATTGGAAGTTGCACCAGAAGTTGTGCAGCCAATTAAAGATTTAATGAAAGGCATGACTGCAAAAAAGTCTAAAGAATTTAAAAAAGCAATCGCAACAGCAATGAGAAATGCAGATATTAAATTACCATCTCCATCTCCATCAGACGATTATACTGAAAATTAAACATAAAAAGGTTATGGCAAAAACAAACAAGTTACAAAACATCAAAGCCGTTCAACAAATGATTGACGGTACTCACAAATTTCAAACAAAAAAGACTGTTGGATTTAGTGATGTTGATGCAACAAAAAAGAAAAATGAACATCATGAAATTGGAGATATCTGGGAAGATGTTGATGTTAATGGTAATATTACCATAGTAGAACAATTTGATGGATTTAGAACAAGAAAACCAAAAAATTCAGAAGTACTTAGTGAAGTTCGGGAAGAACTAAGATCATATGCTAAATGTCCAAAAGAGACATGTACTTGTGATACTAACTACTATCTTAATCAAAAAATGAGAGCAATTCATGGAATGTGTTTTGACTGTGTTATTGATATGGAACATGAACTCAAAAAAACTGATGAATTTGAGGACTATGCTAATAAAAAAATAGAAGCCAATGCATTAGCATGGTTAAAGAAAGCAGAGCAAGATGTTGATATGTTACGAGAAACATATACTAAAGCATCTCAATTAGTTATTAACGGTGAAGGCGAAACTGAAACATGGGCTGCAAAAATGACACCAGAAGAATTTGAAGAAAAAATCACAAAAGGATTTGAGTCATATAAAATAGACTTTTTAAATAAATTAAATAAAACAGTTACAGGAGAAACAAAATGAAAATTTGGAACACTATTAAATCATATGGTAAATGGATCATTGGTGGAATTATAGGATTATTAGCTCTAATTGCAGCAATTGGAAAATTACGTAATCGAAAAACAGTAGAAAAAATACAAGAAAAGATTGACGATAACACAAAAAAAATTGAACGTGTTAAAGGAAAAGAAGATCAAGTTAAAACACAAAAACGACAAGTAAAAAAAGAATTAACAGAATTAAAAGAAACTGTTAAAAAAACAAAAGCTACTAAAACAGCAAAACGTAGGCCCGGTCGTCCAAAGAAAACTACATCACAAGCAAAACATAATATTGTTTCGAAAACTAAGAGAAAACGATGAAACAATTAATACTTGTATTATTATTTCCAATAATTGGATTCGGTCAAACAGTAGTCGATACTTGTTTTACAGAACAACAAATACATGATATATCAGAAACTTTAGATGATTTATATTATAAAGATTCAGTTAATAATCAATTAATAAATCAACAAACAGATGTTATTGATAAACAAGATGAACTAATTAAATTAGATTCATTGCAATTAGTATATAAACAGCAACAAATTGATTTATTAGAAACTAACATAAATTTATATATCGAACAACAAAAAAAATTACAACCTAAATGGTATAATAATAAAGTTGTTTGGTTCGGCGCCGGTATTCTTACAACAATACTAACTGGCAAATTTATTGTAGGAGTAATTCAATAATGTCACAGCCCAGCATAAAACAAATAATACAGCAACAATATCAAATGTGTGCTGCTGATCCAGTATTTTTTATGCGGCAATATTGTTATATACAACATCCTAAAAAAGGAAAAATTAAATTTAATTTATATCCATTTCAGGAAGATTCATTAACCAATTTACAAGACAATAGATATAGTGTTATTTTAAAATCTAGGCAGTTAGGTATATCAACTCTATCTGCTGGATTTGCACTATGGAGCATGTTATTTCAAGAAGACTTTAACGTGTTAGTTATTGCAACTACACAAGAAGTAGCAAAAAATCTTGTAACCAAAGTTAGGGTAATGCATGACAACTTACCTAGTTGGTTAAAAGGAACAATTGAAGCTGATAATAAATTATCGTTAAAATTTAAAAACGGATCACAAATAAAAGCAGTTTCTTCTGCGACAACAGGTGCACGTTCAGAAGCATTATCACTATTAATAATAGATGAAGCTGCGTTTATCCGAAATATCGAAGAAATATGGATAGCATCTCAAGCAACACTATCAACTGGTGGTGGGGCTATTGTATTATCTACTCCTAATGGTATAGGTAACTGGTTTCATAAAACATGGGTTGATGGAGAAACAAATCCACAAACAGAATGGAACAATATAAAGTTACATTGGACGGTGCATCCAGATCGAAATCAAGAATGGAGAGATAGACAAACACAATTATTAGGAGAACGTGGAGCAGCTCAGGAATGTGATTGTGATTTTGTTAGTTCAGGTCACACTGTAATTGATGGTAATATATTAGCAGAATATGAGGCTACATGTACTGATCCTATAGAAAAACGAGGACACGATCATGGTTATTGGGTTTGGGAATATCCTGATTACTCAAAAAATTACATGGTAATCGCAGACGTTGCCCGAGGCGATAGTGCCGACTGGTCCACGTTTCATGTAATTGAAGTAGAAACAATAACACAAGTAGCTGAATATAAAGGTAAGTTACCACCAAAAGATTTTGGAAACATGTTAGTTACAGTTGCTACTGAATGGAATAACGCATTACTAGCAATTGAAAATGCTAATATAGGATGGGCTGCAATTCAACCAGCACTAGATAGAAATTATGAAAATTTATTTTACACATATAAAGATGATGGTTATGTCGATGTAGATGTCCAATTACAAAAAGGATATGATATGAAAGACAAATCAAAAATGGTACCTGGTGTATCTACTACTAGCAGAACACGACCATTAATGATATCAGCATTAGAAATGTATATGCGTGAAAAAACTCCAATAATACGAAGTAAACGACTCATACAAGAACTATTTGTCTTTCATTGGTTAAATGGCAAAGCTCAAGCACAAAGTGGTTATAATGACGATTTAACTATGGCATTTTGTATTGGGTTATGGTTGCGTGACACATCATTAAAATTACGACAACAAGGAATTGATCTAAACAAACGAGCATTATCTCAATTTCAAAAAACAGATAGTGTTATTTATACAGGTAAAAATAAACCTAGAGACTCTGGTTGGGATTGGAATAATGGTCAATCTGACGAAGGATTAACATGGTTATTGTAAAAAATGCTTGGATCTTAAAGTACTTATATTTATAATAAAAGAAAATACCATATGGCTTCTTTAAGAAAACGGTTAAGAAATCTATTCAGTACAAATATAATTGTAAAGAATGTTGGAAACAACAAACTACGTGTACTTGATACTAATAGATTACAATCAGACGGAAATTTAGCAAAGAGTAAAATTTCTGATAGATATACAAGATTGCATGGTGCTAATCGACATAAGATTGGCGGAATGAATGGCGGATATGATTCTAATTATTATATGCATCAAAATCGTATGCAGTTATATACTGATTACGAAATGATGAATAAAGATCCAATTATACATTCGGCATTAGACATATACTCAGATGAGTCTACATTGGAAGATCAATTTGGTGATATATTAACTATTAAAACCAATGATAGTAAAATACAAAAAATACTTTACAATCTATTCTATGATATATTGAATATTGATTTCAATATGTGGTCATGGATTCGTAACGTGACAAAATATGGAGATTTCTTTTTAAAATTAGATATTGCTGACGAGTTAGGAGTAATTAATGCTAGACCACTTTCTAGTTATGAGATCGAACGATATGAAGAATATAATAGTGATACCGGTGAATATGAAATAAAATTTAAACACTTATCAACTCACGAAGAGTGGTATGATAACTTTGAGATCGCTCACTTTAGATTATTATCTGATTCAAACTTCTTACCATATGGTCGTTCAATGTTAGAAGGAGCAAGGCAAGAATTCCAAAAACTAACAATGTTAGAAGATGCAATGCTTATTCACAGAATAATGCGAGCTCCAGAAAAACGTATTTTTAAAGTCGATATTGGAAATATTCCCCCAAATGAAGTAGACACATTCATGCAACAAATCATCGATAAGATGAAAAAAATACCACACGTAGATCAAAATACCGGAAACTATAATCTTAAGTTTAATCTTAATAATATGCTTGAAGATTACTTTTTACCAGTTCGTGGAGGACAGTCGTCAACACAAATAGATACATTACCAGGTATGACTTGGACTGGTACTGAAGATATCGAATATGTAAAAAATAAAATGATGGCTGCTTTAAAAATACCTAAACCATTCTTAGGTTACAGTGAAGGGGTTGAAGGAAAAACATCATTGGCTTCTATGGATATTCGTTTTGCTAGAACAATTGAACGAATTCAAAAAATTATAACATCTGAACTTTATAAAATTGCAATCGTACATTTAGCATCACAAGGATATGAAGGTGAAGACTTAATTAATTTTGACTTAGCATTAACATCTCCATCTATTATATATGATCAGCAAAAAGTTGCATTAATGAATGAAAAGATACAACTTGCTAATACAATGAAAGACAGTAAATTAGTATCAGATAAATACATATATGAATACATATTTAATATGTCCGAAGAACAATGGTTACAAGAAAGAACCAATGTTATTGAAGATTTAAAATTACGTTTCCGTCAAAATCAAATTGAACAAGAAGGCAATGATCCAACTATAACAGGTGCATCATACGGAACACCACACGACTTAGCATCAATGCATATGAGCTCTGACGATGTTGAGGAAAAAGATAAAGGTGGTCGACCTAAAGAGGGAATCAAATCCGGACAGCACGCTAATGAATTTGGGTGGGATCCAACTGGTAAGAAAACTTTAGATCAAGCATTTAATATAAAAAATCAAACAAATGCATTTCAGCCAGATGTACGTCAAAGAAAATTATCAATGACATCTGAACAGAAAAATGTTTTAAATTATTTTAAGAATCAAAAAAGACAAAAAATCATAACAGAAACAATAAATCCTGAAACAAAAGACACAGATTCAGGAACAATGTTAGATGAAAACAATATTTTATAAATTTGTCCATATTTATTAATAAATAAAACTACTGGCACCAGTATGAAAAAATTGAAACATTCGAAATATAAAAACACCGGTATCTTATTTGAGATGCTTGTAAGGAAACTTACATCAGAAACAATGTCATCTGATAAAACAGTAACAATTGATATTATCAAAAAATATTTCGGTAAAAATACAGAACTATCAAAAGAACTTAATTTATATAATTCACTAATTAAAGAACAACATAAATCTGAAGCAAGAGCATTAGAATTTATGCGAACTATTAGAGAATCATATAGCCGACTCAACCAGAGCACATTAAAAAGACAACGATATAATCTAGTTAAAGAAATATCTGAAAATTTTATATTTGAGCGTGTTTCTAAAATACATATTAATAATTACAAAGCATTAGCATCAATATACATGTTGTTTGAATATAAAGATTCTGATAATCCTAAAAAATTAATGGAATGTAAAAATGCTGTATTAGAGCACACATTAATAGAACGAAAATCAGAAACACAAAAAGATATTGTTATTGAAGAATTCTCTAAACAAGAAAAAGATACACGTCTATTAACATATAAGTTAATGATTGATAAATTTAACGAAAAATATTCAGGATTGTCAGAATCTCAGAAACAATTGTTAAATAAATATATTACTAATGTTAATGATACCGAAGCATTAAAAGAATATATATCCGATATAATACCATCATTAAAAAATAAATTAGCAGAACATTCTAAACACATAACAGACAAAGTAACACAAATTAAGGTCACACGACTCTCAGAGATGCTTTGTAATGTTGAAACTATGAAACGTTTAAATGAGTCCCATATCGTATCATTAATGCGTTATATGGACTTAATTGACGAATTAAATAGGATACAATAATGAAATCATTTTTAAAACAAATAGAAGAAAGCTTTCAGTCACTCGATGAAAAAAAAGCAAAACCAGATTTTTTAGATTTAGATAACGACGGTGATACTGAAGAGTCAATGAAAAAAGCAGCAAAAGAAAAAAATGAAGCTGCTAAGCCTGATTATTTAGATTTTGACAATGATGGCGATACTGAAGAGTCAATGAAGAAAGCATTAAGCGATAAAGATGAAGATGAGTTAGAAGAAATTTCTACATCTGCAGGAGCTGGGGCATATATGACGCCTAAAGCATTTGGTAAAGCTGATGATGACACTGTTGAAGCATTAGGATATAAAAGAGTCCAGGAAGCAATGGATAATAAATATGAGCGTCTTATCGAAGGCTATAAAACATTTGCATTGAGTGATCCTAAAATGAGTCCTGCTAAAAAAGTAAATGCATCTATTAAAAATGTAGCTAAACAATTGAAAGAAATTGAAGAAACTATTAAATATACTAGTCGATTAAAAACAGAATCAGGAATATCACATTCTGGATTTGGTCCTAGTACTAGCAAGGCATTAGGAAAAATATCAGAGCGATTAATTAAAATATCAGAGCGAGTTAGATCATTAGGAGAATAAAATGTCAAAATTAATATTAGAAGACTTCATGCAATTTAAACCAGTTGGTTCACTTAATGAATCAAACGGAGCAAAATACGGCATACCAGGAGGATTCGTAGTGCAAGGCGTTTTACAGAGAGCTGGTGCTAAAAATCAAAACGGCAGAGTATATCCTAAAAATATTTTAATGCGTGAATGTCAACGATATCAACGTGAGTATATAGATCAGAATAGAGCATTAGGTGAACTAGATCATCCAGAATCTAGCGTTGTGAATTTAAATAATGTATCTCATAATGTTTTAAAAATATGGTGGGATGGCGATGATCTAAAAGGAACCGTTCAAGTATTAGATACTCCATCTGGTAAAATATTAAAGTCATTATTTAAAGAAGGCATCACATTAGGTATTTCTAGTAGAGGATTGGGTAGTGTAAAAGAACTTAGAAATGAAGGCGTAGTAGAAGTGCAGGATGACTTTGAATTGATTTGTTGGGACTTTGTCTCAAATCCATCTACCCATGGAGCATTTATGGGAGTAATGAAAGAATCAGTTGAGAAAGGTATAACTAATAAATATAAAACGGTTAATGACATAATCACATCAATATTATGTGAAGATGGTAAATGTAGGATATAAAATGAAATTTGAAAATAAAAATTTAACAGCGTTGCGTGATCTATTAAATGAAGACAAACAAACAGTGTTTAGTGAAGGACCTGCACCATTAACTAATGAACAAAAACAGCAATTTGCAGAAGCAGTAAAAACATTTTCGCAGATGGGTGAGTCTGTATATAGTAATGGTAAATTAAAAGAGATTGTAGAACGTATCTCTAGTATAGTTGAAACTGCTTCACAACTTGTTACTGAAAAAGAAGATTTAGTTGACAAAGTATCTGCTAGTAGACACATGAAAGAAGTATCTGGAGCACTTAAGGCATTTCAATCATCTGCAAATGAAGTAATGATTCAAGAACGTAGAATGGAAGCTGCATTTGAAGATATAGCTCAAGGTATTCAAAAATATTTTGAAGTAGGATAATTTGGAGATTTAACTAATTATTTATATAATATAAGAGAATGATAATGAGTAAGTTTAAAAACATGTATAAAGAGTTTTTTGGTTTAAAAGAACAAACTAATTCAAAGATACCAAATCCAAAAGAAATCGAAGATGCAACTAATGCAATTGAAGATTTAGGCGACGCAATGAAAGATGCCGGATTAGCTGAATCAGAATTAGAAGAAGCTCAACTAGTTAATAACTTATCTGATTACAATGGACATGTTATATATCAATTAAGAGACCCACAAGAAGCTAACGCAGTTGCAAAGGATATTCAACGTTGGACTACTAAAAAAGGCTTTACTATTATATCACATGAAAAGTCAAAGTCAGGCCGTACGGGATATTTTTATTTTAGATTAGGAGAAGATCCAGGAACAGAATCACAAAAGATTCAAGGCTACTTTGCTCAATTACCAGAACTTTTAAAGTTTGCTTTTAAAGCACCTAAGAGTAAAGAGTCTAAAAAAATGAAACAAAGAAAATTTTAAAACAAGTTATATGAGTAGAAACCAAAAGTACCACAAAAGCATAGTACCAGGAAATGCAAATGCTGTTTCCGTAACAGGTAAAGACGATAGAGATCTTGCATTTGCTTTAAAGAATTTTAAACGCAAAATAAAGAATTCTGGAATATTAGAACATATTAAAGAAAATCGTACGTTTTTAAAGCCTAGTGTAAAACACCGAGCAAAAATGATTAAAGCAAAGTATATACAAAAAATTAAAGATATGCATCGAGACGATTAAGCATATTATATTATATATTATAAGGTCCTAGCAGAAATGTTAGGACTTTTTTACTGTTTTTTAAGTAGCCTTATATTTATTAAGGAAATACGCTATCTCTATATAGTGTCTATAAAAAACAAATTCTATTAAGATTTCAAATAATCTTATTTCCAAAAAACAAATTTAAGGAGAAAACAAATGGCAAAATCAGATTTGCTAAAAGAAGCAATTGCTGACGCAAAAGCGGTTAAAGAAACTGCATTAGCTAATGCAAAGATTGCTCTTCAAGAAGCTTTTCAACCTAGAATCAAAAGCATGCTCGAAAACGAACTAATGAATGAATTAGAAGATGAAGACATGGTAGATGGTGAAGAGGTAGAAATGGGTATGGATGACATGGATGACATGGATATGGATTCAGACATGGCTGACGAAACTCCAGATATGGTTGGTGTTGCTGTCGATTTAGACAATGACGGTGATTATGATCTAGAGGGTGAAATTGGTATGGATGATGAAGAAGACATGGATGATATGCTTCCAGCTGAAACAGACGACGTGTCACCAGAAATGGAAATGACTGACGACATGGCTGACGACATGAATGATGACGACATGGATCTTGAAGAAATCATTAGAGAGCTTGAAGAAGATTTAGATTCAGATGCAGCTGCTGCAGGTATCGACGAAAAAGACGTTGAAGAAGGTATGTACGAAGGTATGTATGAAGAAGAAGACGTTGAAGAAGGTATGTATGAATCTAATAATTCAATTGAAGAACTCATTGAGGCAATCTTAGCAGAAGAAGAAGAAGAAGAAGAAGAAGAAGAAGTAATTGGTGAGATGGCTCATGCTAAAGATGAGGCAAAAGATGAAGAAATGAAAGAAGAGCTTGAAGAAGCTTATAAAACAGTATCGCATCTTAAATCAGTTATTAATGAAGTTAATCTTTTAAATGCAAAACTTCTTTACACAAACAAATTGTTCCGAAATTTTGAGTTGAGCGAATCACAAAAAATGAAAGTGATTGAAAACTTTGACAGAGCAGCTAATACAAGAGAAGCAAAACTAGTATTTAGTACTTTAGCAGAATCATTCCAAACGCGTAAAGCAGGAAAGAAAATTGTTAAAGAATCAAAATCAATGGCATCTCGTCCAGTAGCTACTACTGCTCCAAGCAAACAAACAACTCAGGTATTAACTGAAGGCTTCGAACAAGCCAACCGTTGGAAGAAACTAGCGGGTTTAAAGTAATTTAATTTTAAAAAAAAGAAAAAGGAAAAGAAAAATGAGTCTTAATTCATTATTACAAAGTCCAGACGCTTCTCAAAGAACAGCTGTGAAAGCACACGTTTCTAAATGGGAAAAAACAGGTCTTTTAGAAGGTCTCTCAAACGAGACAGAAAAAGCCGGAATGGCTACATTGCTTGAAAACCAAGCAAGACAATTAGTAAAAGAATCATCTGCTACAGGTACAGCAGCAGGTTCTGAGGAATGGGCAGGAGTTGCTCTTCCATTGGTACGAAGAATCTTTGCTGAATTTGCAGCTAAAGAATTTGTATCTGTACAACCAATGAACTTGCCATCAGGTCTAGTATTTTACTTAGACTTTAAATATGGTACAGCTCAACCAGGATTTGACGATGATAACGCAGAAGGTGATGGACACCCATTCGGTTCTCCAGAAGCTGACGATTCAATGTTTGGTGTAACTAATACAACAGGTGACCCATCAGGTGGTCTTTACGGTGCTGGTCGTTTTGGATATTCAATCCCTAGCGTAACAGGCGTTAAAGCAACAGTTTCAGCTGGTGCATCTACTGGTTCAAATGCAGGTGGCGGAGCTTCTGCTGCAGCAGCAACAAGTGCATCATTAAACTTCGATTCACTTTACACTGCAAATTCAGGACAGTATTTTAATTTAACAGTACCAGTACCAACAGATGCTGATCCATTAGCTGTTAGAGCATTTACATTGATTTCTGGATCTACAGAAATTATTCCTGTACAAGCATTTTCAACGATTGACGCTAACTTTACTGCATCATTTGTTGTAACTGCATCACAAGCAGATCTTATCCAAAATGCAATTACTGGAAATGAATTAAATATCAATTATAGCAAAGCACCAACGGATACAACTAGAGGTGACTTTGAAGATAAAGATCCATTTAAAGGATCAGGAACATCTGGTATTAATGATGGTACTGATATTGATATTCCAGAAGTTAATTTGGAACTTCAGTCTGAGCCAATCGTTGCTAAGACAAGAAAACTAAAAGCTGTTTGGACTCCTGAGTTTGCTCAAGATCTTAACGCTTACCACTCAATCGATGCTGAAGCAGAATTGACTTCAATGTTGTCTGAGTATGTATCAATGGAAATTGATTTAGAGATTCTTGATATGTTGATTTCTTCTGCTCCAACTACTGAGTATTGGTCAGCAGTAAACAATGAGTTCTGGAACGGTACATCATTCGACGCTGCAGCTGCAGTTGGCGCTGGTGGGTTCTATAACACTCAAGGCGGATGGTTCCAAACTCTTGGTACTAAACTGCAAAAAGTTTCAAATAAAATTCATCAAAAAACATTGCGTGGTGGTGCTAACTTCTTAGTAACATCTCCAGCAGTGGCAACTATCCTAGAATCTATTCCTGGATTTGCTGCAGACACAGATGGAAATAAAATGGAATTTGCAGCTGGTGTACAAAAGATTGGTGCAATCAATAATCGTTACACAGTTTACAAAAACCCATACATGAAAGAGAATGTAATCCTAATGGGATTCAGAGGAGCACAATTCCTTGAGACTGGAGCAGTTTTCTCTCCATATGTACCTCTTATCATGACTCCATTGGTATACGATCCGGTAAACTTCACTCCACGTAAAGGTGTTATGACACGTTACGCGAAGAAAGTAGTTCGTCCAGAATTCTACGGAAAAGTATATGTCAAAGGATTAGAGACTCTTTAGTATTTAAATAGTTAAACACTTTTTGATTTAAAGAATTAATAATTGAGTTTAAAGGGGGTGGCTTCGGTCATCCCCTTTTTTACTGTTTTTGATATTTATATAAAAAAGAAATAATATGGCAGTTCCAAGAATAAAATACGAAATGTTTGCCGATATTCGATATGAAGGTAGGCTAGTAGATGTATTAGACCGTATACGAGCTATACGTTTAGTTTTAATGGTACATATAGAAAAAGACTTAGGGCCAAAAAAAGAATTAATTAAAATTAAAATTCTAAGTCCGTATCCACCAAAACAAACATTTGACGCAATTCGACAAATTTGTTTAGGCAAGATAGAAACATTAACAGATCTATCTTACAGACAATCAACACTCACAAAATTAAGTTAATAAAGGTTATAAAAATGCCAACACCAAATCGGGTCAAAACCCCTCCAAAAAATAGTATTAAATTTTCTATATCATTATCAGCAGAACAAAAACAAGCAAAAGCTGAAATATTAGCAACGCCTTTTAATTTTATATTAGGTAAAGCTGGTAGTGGTAAAACATTATTAGCAGTACAAGTAGCGTTAGACAAATATTTTAAACGTGAAATAGATAAGATTATAATTACTCGACCAACAGTATCAACAGAAGACAATGGATTTTTACCAGGTTCATTAGAAGAAAAAATGAGCGAATGGTTAGTTCCAATCAGAAGTAATATGCGAAAGGTATATAATAAACCAGATCTATTAGAAAAAATGGAAAAAGAAGAAAATATCGAATTGGTTTCTCTAGCACACTTTAGAGGACGTACTTTTGATAATTCCATATGTATTGTAGATGAGTTTCAGAACTTAACTAAACAACAATTACAAATGGTATTGAGTAGATTAGGGAAGGGGTCTACTATGATATTATGCGGAGATCGGTATCAAATTGATTTAAAATTTAAAAATGATTCGGCAATCCATGATGTTCCAAAAATCAAAGAATCACGCTACGTAAATGAAACTATTTTAACAGATAATCATCGACATGAATCTTTAGAAGAGATTTTGAACCTTCTAAATGAAAAGTATTGATATTTATTATAAAGGATATTAATGGACTACTCAGAAAATAAACCAATATGGCCCGGAAGCTCTTCATTTAGCCCCGGAAAAACTCCATTTGGTTTCTTTGATACTGATACATCATTCCAATCAGAAGCTGACAGTTTTGCACAATTTGCTGCAAATAACGTTGGGTATCCAATTATGGATGTTGAATTAATAGATATAAATTTTTATACAGCTTTTGAATCTGCTGTTATTGAATATTCTAATCAAGTAAATCAAATTAATATTGTTAATAATTTAATAAATACATTAGGTGTTGAAACCGGATCTGATTTTTTAACTAATGACGGATTTACCGGAGCATTAGTAGGGGGCAATTTAAGCTACATAACCAGACTATCAAAAGCATATGGTACAGAAGCAGATTCAGGTGGTGATCTGCGTTGGTATAGTGCATCAATTGATGTTGTAGACGGCAAACAAACATATAGTATTAGAGATGCTGTATCTGCGTCATTAGGAGTAGATATAACAGATAATAACGGCGTTGAGATACGTAGAGTACTTCATGCGCCACCTCCCGCAATTGTTAGATACTTTGATCCATTTGTAGGAACAGGTATGGGTTCACAAAACATGATGGATGCATTTGACTTTGGTGGATTTTCTCCTAGTGTAAACTTTATGATGATGCCATTACATATGGATTTGTTCCGTATACAGGGTATTGAGTTTAATGATCGTATACGTAAATCAGCATTTTCTTTTGAGATTCATGGAGATGACATTAAATTATATCCAGTACCTGGTACTCAGGGAACAATATCTACTCCATTTTATGATAAGGTTTGGTTTGAATTTATATATGAAAAAGATAAAACTAACAGCGGTGTGTTATTTGGGAATAGCGCACTTCTAAACGGGGTAGTGTCAGACGCATCTAATATACCATATTCATATCAAAAATACGCTAACATTAATGATATGGGCCGTAGTTGGATATATAGATATGCATCTGCCATTGTGAAAGAGACATTGGGATATGTACGTAATAAATATTCGTCAGTTCCAATACCAAATGGAGAAGTAACCTTAAATGGTAGTGATTTAGTGACACAAGGACAGTCTGAAAAAGAAGCATTGATAACACAACTTAGAGAATTTTTAGACAAGTTAACTAAAGAACAGATGTTAACAAGGCAAAACACAGAAGCAACACAACAAATGGAAATATTAGGAAAAGTTCCATTAAAAATATATGTAGGATAGGAGGTAGATTATGGCATTGTTTGGAGGTCAGAGGGATGCTAAATTTTTAGCTTCAATTAATTCAGAACTAATAAACGCTGTCATTGATACAGAAATTGAATTTTATAAACTTGTTGTTGAGTCATCGAATTCGAATTTATACGGTGAGTCTGAATCTAAATCATATTATGACTCTATATTGATTCCATGTCTAATTACTAAAGACGATAAAAATTCTAGTATGGATGATTATGGACATACATATACTCGTACTTCTAAATTTGCTATCGCTCGAGACATTCTAGTAAAAGCAGACTTTTATCCAGAAGTGGGTGATATTGTTTTTTGGGATAATGAATATTTTGAATTAGACAACGTAGATTCTAATCAATATTTTGTAGGTAAAAATCCTGAAACATGGCCTAATGGAACAGATCATGGATATAGTGTGTCAGTAGTTGTTGATGCACATGCAACTAGACAAACGCCGCAAGGTATTTTAGATATGCGTTTTGGTGGTAATAATAATTCACCTGCATATAAAGGAGATTAATGCCAAAGTATAATAGAAAAAATATCGATCGAAAAACAAATAAACCAAATCCAGATAGAACAGATGGATTAGGAGCTGATCTAATCTTAAATAGATCGGAACAGACACGTCGTGATGATGATGTAATTCGAAGTGCTTCTCGTACTATATATGATATTGATTATGCTGTAAAATGGTATATTGAAAATGAAATTGAACCTCAAATTACAGCAAATAAAAATTTAATATCAGTTCCTACTATTTTTGCTAATGGTGAAAAGTGGGATAATGTTCGTAGACTAGGATATATACGAGACGAAAAAGGAATGTTACAATCTCCTTTATTAATGCTTAAACGAAATTCAATGTCAGAACGTGACAACAGAAAAGGTTTAGATGTTAATAGAAAGTTAACTGATAATCGTTTAATTTATCGATCTAAATATAATAGTAGAAATAGATATGAAGATGAACTATTTCCTATACCAACAAATCCTAAACAGAAATCACAAAAAGTATATGTAGTAGACGTTCCCAAATATGTTACTATTGAATATGACTTGATGCTCTGGTGTGATTTTACTACACAAATGAATGAATTGGTAGATCAAATATTACCATATGGTAGATTTGCTTGGGGAAATGAACAAAATCGGTATGAAACTATAATTGGAAATGTAAGTTTCGAAACGGTTAATACGGTAGGAGAAGATCGATTAGTTAGAGCCACAATACCATTAACAGTACATGGAACATTGTTATCAGAACACGAAACTAAAATATCTACGCTGAAAAAAATGTATTCAGTAAAAAAATTAGTATTTCAAACAGTTGTTGATATTGATAGTAATATATTTGAAACAACAAAAATTCCTACTCAATTATTAAATTCATCACAAACTATTGTAGGTGGCGGCACTGTAATTGTTAACGGCGCCGGCGGTAGTCGTACGACAATAGATGGTAATGTATTAACATATTTAACTACATTAACAGATAAAACTGCAACATATGTATCTGCTACTACGGTAACAGTAAACGCAAAACCAGGAATTAATCCAACCAATCTACAATTTGCAAATGTAAATGAGTTTGACATATATGTTAATGGACAATATATTGATAGTAGTGGATACACCTGGACGCCAAATGATGCTACAATTCAAACAATAGTATTTGATACTAATGTATTGGGTTATGATATTATAGATACCGATGCAATTATTATTAATGGGAGATGGCAATAATGGCTAGACAGATTCGACCGGGACAAATACAAACGGGGTCTTTATATAATATATCCTCATCATTTGCAGTAACTGCCTCCCATGCATTAAATTCAACATCACCGTTTCCGTTTATTGGAGATGCTAAAATAACTGGATCTTTAGATATTAATGGAACAAGTGGAGATATATTTCTTATTAAATCATCCAGCGTCGAAGTATTAACAGTTAAAGAATCCGGAGCTGTTACAATTACTAATGATGCACCAACAATGTTTTTAATCAGAGATACATCATTTGCTCCCATATTAGCAGTATCAGAAAGTGGTGTAGTTATATTTGCAACTCAATCACAAGAACTAACAACAACAGCACCACATGGTGCAATATATTTTACATCATCTAGTTTATTTGTAGGACTAGATTAATTTAAGTACACATATATTTATATAAAAGAAATAGGAAATACGAATGGCAAATTGGAAAAAGGTTATAGTCTCAGGCTCAGCTGCTGATTTAGCATCATTATCATTAGGCACAGCTTTACCGGTTGGATCAGGTGGTACTGGTGCAACATCTTTAACAGATGGTGGAATATTATTAGGTAGCGGAACTGGTGCTGTAACAGCAACTTCAGTATTAACAAATGGTCAACTATTAATTGGAGACGGTACTGGAGATCCTGCTATAGCAACAATCACAGCAGGATCAGGTATTAATGTTACGAACGGAGCTGGATCTATTACTATTACATCAACTGCGGGAGGCGGAACTGTAACTAATGTAGCAACAGCAGGAAGTGTAAATGGTTTAACTTTAACCGGCGGAGCTATCACAACAACTGGTACTATAACATTAGGCGGTACATTAGCAAATGTAGCTAACTCAGCTTTATCAAACAGCACAATTAGTGGAAAAGCTTTGGGAACCGATCTAGATGATCTTACTATAGGAGCTGGTTTAGCAGCATCTTCGGCATACAACGGAGGAACAGCCCGAACAGCCGCAGTTGGAGCAGGTACTCACATCACAGTTAACACTAATGACGTTGCAGTTAATACCACTACATTAATATCCGCAATTTCAGGATCTATAATAGATACGATTGCTGGAGATGTAAACGTTGACACCAATGGTGTTTCAACCATCCAAGCAACTGCCGTAGAAGGTAGTATGTTAAATACTAATACTGCCGATACATCTACAATTGAAGTATCAAGTAACACATTATCTGTTCTTAAAGTGCCAAATGCATTGACAGTAGATAATGCTACCATACAATTAAATACCGGAACTACATTTGATGGCGCTGGTGCAAGAACAATTAGTGTTAAAGACGGAGGAATTGATGCCGATGCATTAGCATCTGCAGTAGCAGGAACTGGTCTTTCCGGAGGCGGCGGATCAGCATTATCTGTTGATTACGGTTCAAGTGCAGGGGATGCAGTACAAGGTAACACAACTATCACACTAACTCAAACGTCTGGTGAAATTGATATTACAGGTACCGCAGCACAAGCATTAGGAGGAGCTCCTTCTTATACTATAGGTCTCGCTGATACGATTACTGGTAATAGAACATTCTCAAACAATGTTAATATATCAGGAGATTTACTAGTTAATGGAACTGCATCATTTCAAAATACTACTAATTTACAAGTAAAAGATAGATTTGTATTGTTTGCTTCTGGATCGGGCGGAACAGGTGATGGTGGTATTGTTGTGCAACAAGCAACGCAAAACGTTGGTGAGTTATTTGGATATGACTCTGGTGCATTACGTTGGGGAGTAACAAGTAGCTTCGCAGCAGATAGTGCAGCATATACACCAGACGCATTTATGTCGGCAGTAACAACTCTATCAAGTACTAATCCAAACACATCAGGACCAGCAGCTAGATATAATAAATCAGGTAATATATATGTATCATCTGGGGATTCTAGCATTTGGATATATGCATAATATTTTATATATTATAAAAAAAGTTACAAGTAAATATATTATGGGGTTTAAAGCATCTAATACAATTATCAAAAAAGAAACTAACGCAAAATCCCACACTGATATTAATTTAAATGAAACAGAAATTGTGACGTTGCTTTCTTTGGTAAAGCGATCAACGTTTAGTGGAGAAGATATCGAATCACTGTATAATCTCGTATTAAAATTACAACAACAATATGTAAATATTAAAAAATAAATAGTTATGATATTATTCTCGATTGAAAATTTGTCTATAGAAGAAATTGCAGCAATGCGACAATCATTAAATGTAATTGATATAAAAGGGTCATCAGCTCAATTTATTTCTACACTTCAAAATAAACTTGATAATGAAATAAGTTCAGCACAACAAATATTAAAGCATGAAGAAGAAAAAAAATCTCTAGGTATCAAAGAAATCGAAAAAGCTCAACCTGCAAAGAAATCAACCCGTAAAACTAAATCATAACATATTTATATTAAATTAATAGTTGTTCGGCCGAAAGGAAGTAGGCACACGCACGGCATAAGTGTATGTAACTAACCAACAACATGAAGGAAATATAATATGCCAAATTGGAAAAAAGTTATCATATCTGGTAGTAACGCTACCTTAAATAATCTAGACGTATCGACTGATATAACAGCATCTGGCAACGTAAAAGTAGCAGGAGATGTAGCTGGTAATGTCTTTAGAGTTAATCAAAGAATAGCAGTAAACGATCAATCTGGTGCAATGACATTTGGATTTGATAACACCTATCCTATCCAACTAGGAAAGTCAACTAATCCTATCACCTTAAAAGGTGACGTAACAGCATCAAGTAATGTTAGCGCAAGTGGTGAAGTCTCAGCAAAGTTTTTAGAATTACCATTTTCATCAGATTCAAGCGGTGCATCACTGTATTTTAATAATGGAACATTTGCTCCAAATGATGATGTTCCGTATATTCGAGGCGAACGCCAATCTGCAACTATTGGGTATGTAGCATTAGGATATAATGATAGTGATCTGCTTACCGTAGGAAAAAATAGTAACGGTAATGCAGTCCAGGTAGGCGGCTCTCTCAGGGTAATAACTGAATTGACAGCTAGCAATACCCAAATAAATGGATCATTAATAGTAACAGGTAGTGGTACTGTATTGGAAGTACAGGGAAGTGCAGGCACCTTATTTTCTGTTGATAATGATCTATCCGGAACACTATTTTCAGCTAATGATGTATCGGGACTTCCAGTGCTACAAGCATCTGCTAGTGGTGATGTGTTTATAGGTAAAACACCTCAATCATTATATACTACTGCCACTATAAGTAGCACGATTGGATCTACAACCACTGAATCGATATGCTCTTTAAGCACAAGCTCATATGATGGAGCATTTTTTGAATACACTGCTAGAGAAGTTGGAAATACTAACTCACGAGCTGGAAGCATAATGGCAGTATGGAATGGTGC